AGAGAAATAACAGAAAGTGTAGTATATCTTACTCATCCAAGAAATGAACCGAATCCGAAGTATTGGCAACGTATCCTAGAAGACCCAACCGGGAATGCTCGTGCTGTAAAGTTAGCTGACATCCGGGATAATATGTCTCCGGCTAGAATGCAAGGTCTTCCAATACTGGATCAGGAAAGAATGATGCATAAATATCAAGCTGCTTTACATGTATTGAATGGAGGTAGTAACATTGTATAGTGTAATACAAGCTGCGATTTCTGCTGGTATACTAGTAATTATATTAGTAGGATTTTTAATACTGGCTTTTGGGTTTTTTCTATTGCCTAGTATGACTTACTTAGTAGGTGAAAAGTATGGTCATAAAGATGCTGGATTTATCATAGGACTGTTATTCGATATTTGGATAGTAGCACTTATTTCATTTATTATTGCTAACCAAAACCTTTAAATACGAATAGCAACTACTAGTTATTGTTAAGAAAAACTTGGAGAGGATAAAAAATGACAAAACTTAGACAGTTGACAGGGCTTGTAATGGCCCTTGGTATCGTGCTCGGAATTGCGTCTGCTGGAGTCTCTTACAACAGCGATGTATTCGGGAAAGGGGCTCCGTATATCTCTATAATTGACCCGACGGGAGACAAGGTCACTGTCACTAATCCCGGACAGCCCGTTGTCGGTAACCTAAAGTTCATTAATGTCTTCGGACAGACACTTAAGAACGAAGGTATTATTGAACTAGCTACCGGAGATACTGTATTCGATGTGGTATTGAATGATCGCGGTAACGTCGGCATCCATACGGCATACTATGTAGTACCAACAAAGGAGCAAGTTGCTCTCGGAGAGCTTGGCCTCAAGAACAATGATGATCTTGCAATGGCTAGCGTGATCACTTATTTGCCTGCAAGCCATATGAATGACATCTACAAGCTCGGGAAGAATGGCGTCTGGGGATGGGTTACGAATTAGTAACCCTTACCAAAACCTTTATATACGAATAAAGAACTATAAGTATTCGGAGTTGATATAATGTTTGCATTATGGCAAGTGGACTTGGTTTCAGGTAACTGGAAAGTAATTGGAGTAACAACAACCCAGAAAAATGCTGAAAAAGTTACATCAGAATTAATGAAAAAAGATCCGACTCATTATGTCAACTTCAATGAAGTTCCTCAGTTTGAAGAAGTAATCTAAAATCGTATCGGGCCTTGGTGTGAGCTCCGTGCCAATGGTAAGATAGCTCAAAAGGCTATTAGAGGTGGGTAGGGTATAACGGAGCCCAGCTAGGTTAGCGAAGTCAGGAAAACGCGAGAGACTTAAGATCTCTTCCCATAGGGGTTCGCAGGTTCAAATCCTGCACCTAGCATGCGTCGTTAATCGACGTAAAGATTCCAAACGTCTTAGAATATGTTTGGTGGCGCGGCGGATCCGGCAAAGACTAGAAGACTAGATATGTTAAAGGGATTGGATATAGTGATCAAACTTTAGTGATGACCGCTTATGAGAATCTACTAGCATATCTGACGTAAATGAATTCAGAACATCGTTAGGTATTGGGCAGGAAGCCGACAGAGGGAAAGTCTTACAAAGACGACCGGTTCGAATCCGGCTTACTTAATTACGGTTAGAAGTACTCGTGGCATTATGTAGTACAATTGCTAATGAAGGAATCCTAGCCGTAACCGAATAAAGGTTCGTAGTAGGTGTCGTGATTCAGGAACCTTGCGGCCATACGGCCAACACCCATAAGGACATATTCAGTCCGAGTACGCTGTTAGCACGACATATAGTTATCCCTGCAGGATTGTATCGTAATGTGGCCGGAGATCGAACCCTATAGAACCAGGCATTCAGTGCCAAATGTGATCAAAGGCATTAAACATATTATAAAACGTATAGTTGTTGATAAGCGATTAGAATTGTATGTAACCCGGACGTCGAAAGGCGTACCGGCTAAGTTGCCTAGAAGATGGCTCGCGTGTGCGACTGTAATTCGTGAAGTATAGGATTATTCCTACCATGTAAGTCGAGTAGCACGTTGGGTAGTTCGACTCTACCTCTAGGCGTTGCCAATGTAGTCAAGCGGAATGGCACTGAGTAAGATAATTGATATCTAGCGACCCCGAAAAATATCCCTTCACGACTACTAGATTATCAATGCGCTTTATCTGAAAGGGTCTCCAGTTCGAATCTGGACATTGGCGTGAGATGTGGCTAAGAGGTTCGATTCCCCGCCGATCTTGGGTGGATCTATGCCGAATGGGAAAGGTTGCAAACTGAATCGGGTTCAAATCCCGAGCATCTCATCCAATAGGTATAAATAGTGTTAGCAAGTAAGTAAAAGTAGAGGTGATCATACTGTCATTAATCTCAATTATATCGAAATCGGCTAGTAAGGTCATGAGAGAATTACTCGAAATAAGTATCATGTTCATGTATTTAACTATAATGCCATTTATAACCATATTATTTATTCTTTATCAAATAGTAAGTAATAATATTACTATATTTGGTGTTATGCTTACTATTATTCTCATAATAATATATGGAGTCCAGTTAGATTTATCACAACAATTTGATAGATGGATTCAGAACAAACTAGGAACAAACTAATAGGAGGCTAAGTATGAATCAATTCGGATTTGAAGTAGATCTAAACAAAACTTTTATATACGTTATAGACTCTAGTTTGGGCCTTTCCAAAGGCAAGATAGCAGCCCAAGTATCACACGTCGCTATGATGCTAAGCGAAGGTAAAGTACTTGGTCGGTCGGTTGTCCTGAAAGCTCCTCATGATTATTTTGAATTTTTATGTAATCAACCCGATTCTATCTATGTTCGAGACGCCGGTCTAACTGAAGTTCCTGCCGGTACTAGGACTTGCGTTGGCTTTATTAAAAACGAGAGTAACCAAAAACTATTTAAAGACCTAAAGTTACTTTAATTTTATTTTATTTAGCTAGCAAGTTGGCCTTCCAAGAACATTCGGAGATCAGTTCGATTCTGATTGCTAGCATTACGGAGTGAACTAATGAAGACTATAATTTTCAGTGATTGCCATGGGCGTCCAGACCTAATTACAAACGTCCTAGAGCACACCAAGTCATGGGACCGTGCAATATTTTCTGGAGATATTCTTGACATCGGATTCCATCCTTTAGAATGCATGGATGCACTTTTGGAAAATGACATAGAACTCCTTTGGGGAAATCACGACTTAGCACCAAAACTGAGCCAACGGATATCGCCGATAACGGCCTACGACAACGAAGTCTACGAAAAATTAAATTCTATTACCAGCAAATTTAGTATATCAACCTGGCAAGACGATATTTTAATCAGTCACGCAGGTCTTTCGCAATTCTTTTACGACAATTACTTTAATGAAGACATAACAACTGTCAAAGAAATTTCTGACTATCTAAATAGCATGTCACTTAAAGAAATGTGGGGAGATCAAACACCTCTCTGGTTCAGACCTACAAAATGGTATGCTCCGAAAGCAGGACTTAAGCAAGTTGTCGGACATACACCTCCGAGTTGGCTTGCATACGTTGGAACAGAGTATCCTAATTATCATACAGTCGACCCATATTGTAAGGTCGGATTTGGGCCAGACCGTTATAGATACGCTGTCATTGAAGACGGAGTTATCACCGTAATCGATTCCAACGGGAGATATTAATTATGATAATTGCTCCAGGCACACATAACTATAGAAAAATTAAGCCAAGTAGTGGATTTCCGTCTGTTAGATGGTTTAGAATTACACCAGAAGACAATAGAATAGTTACTATCGGTATTAACTATCGACCTGATGATCCTGACGTATTCGCACATTATGAATTGTTAAAAACACGGTACGGAACATGGTTAAGTACTTGGAAAGGCGAATCTGGATCAATTTATTTTGACATAGAAGTTCCGAGAATACATGTTTCTGATATCGAATATAATATAAATCGGTTAATAAAACCGAAACATACGGTTTAGGCTAGTTTAGTATGTCTATTATAATTTTCGGAGAAACAATTTGTCCGTTCCTAAGCATTGGAAAAGAAGTTCCAGTACTATGTCATTGTAAGTGCGCAATGCTACAGACATATAATATCAATGACGGACAAACTGTATCATATTGTGGACTTTGTTACAATAACCTCAGGAAGTAATACCGCGTGTACGAAAAGATTAGAATCTACTGGAATCTTGGCAAATGCATCGCTGAAATTCCGACCGTTGCAAAAGGCATTGGAGATAATGCAGAAAAAGCCTTACGGAACTTAGGTCACTCGTTAATTGATACCTGTAAGGACCGTTGTCATACGTGTTGGACAGCCAACGTAGAGATTACGCAAGAAACATACAGTGGTAAATTTATGAATACGGTTTCTACGGTTGTGACTTGCCGAGAATGTGGAACGACTAGAATAGACCGACAATTTATAGAGAAAACTTGAGGAGTTGATTAAAATCAGGAAATGTATCCGGTGCGGTACGAAAATACCCGAACATGGGACATCAAAACTTTGTCCGAAATGTAAGAGAGAAGCCGAACAACAGAAATAACGTAACCAAAAAGTATTTATAGAACGAAAATTAACAAACTATGTTAGAATACTGAGGTAATCTATTGTGACCAAAACTATTCGAGCTTACAATAAGCATCCCCTAAGGTTAGGTCCTGGCTACAAAGGTTGGATTACATCTAATAAGATATCGGAGCAAAATCTTTTCAAGTATATGGCTGGAGACTATCATCCCTGGCAACAGTGGGGTCGAATGCGCGGCTGGAAAGATTGGCGGCTGAGAAGTAGACGACGGCAAGACTGGAAACGCGAACTTCGTGAAGTAACAAAAGAGTATGCTCGGTATGGTCTATTTACAGGAGATTTCCCTTATGATTTTTGCGACAAGGACTGCTGTTACCATATGTCAACTGATCCACTAAGTTACCTGTTGGACAGTTACTATAATTATCTGGACAGTACAGGTATATCGTATATTTTGGACGATGATTATATATATGACTAATTATATTTTATCGGAATTACGTAGTTATCCAGGACTATACAATTCTTTTGATCTTATGGAAATCAATGGACCGTATCCAGGTACTGAAACAAATATATGTAATGGAAACTTTATGTATTGTACCATGGATTCTTCTTATCCATTACAGTCAGCATATTGCGTAATACCAACTCTACAAGAAGAACCAAATTATTCGTATACTAAAAATATTGTACTATGTTTACATACCGATAGTATTAATAATGAAAAAATAGTAACAATAAAATGCTATCCAACACAATTATCTCAAATTCCGGGATTTAATATACTAGTTAACGATTATCCAACTATACTACTTGACGGTAAGACATCGTCTGGTGTGCCACGCAAAAACTACGAACAATCAACTGGAATAATAGGACTTACTGGAAACCCAATGAAATACAGTAGAAAGTTTTCGCACTTTACTAGAGAAAATCCTATGAATTTAGGCTTCGATCCCATACGGATATCATCAAATATACTACAATTACAAGTAGAATTATTTTCTAATGTACAGCCAGGAAACATAAGAGATATCGTTAAACTCGAATGGCTAATAGAAACAGAGTAGGAGAGTAAAATACTATGTCAAGAAAAAGAATGGAAGATGAAGTACAAGAAGGAATAGAATTAGTACAAGAGCAACCCCAACTTACCGAACAAGTAATATTGAAATTCGAGGACCTGACTGTAAGTAGAACAGAATCCGGCACTATCAAGATTTCCAAATTACTGGGCGGTATCAGTGACCACACGTACCGGATGTTTGCGTCTGGTGGTCAAAAAGATTGGACACTATACAAAGAAAATGAACCTTATCTAGACACCAGAAGTCAACATGGTAATCGATCATTTACCTGGGAAGGCTTACTTGATCCCGGTCTATATACGTTGAGTACTGGTCCGACCGTAAAGGACTTCAGTAAGCATAGGGTGCCTGGACGTGGTTACCAGATTTCGTTTAGGGTTTGATATGGCGCCAATTGAACGATATGTAGTACATACTCACATTCAATTATTGGATAATTTATATACTATATACGATATTATACAAAACAATCAAAACATTGATAGTATTGAATTTGAAAAAGGAGCTACGATCGGATATATAAAATGTAGCGTTTCAGGCGAAGGCATTCGAGGATATGAAAAAGCGTATAGTTTATTAAAAAAAATTAAAACGTATTGTCATCCGTTTGATGTTGGAGTTCTTATTACAGCATGGCGAGAACCCGATATACGGCTTTTTGTAGGTAATTCGTCATGAAACTTATTTTAGTGTGTCCTAATTGTAGGACCAAAAAGTCTATTCCGGTGCATGGTCTTGTAAATTCGAGAAACATTCAAAAACTTTTTAAAGACAATACCACGTATTGCGAAATTTGCAAGAGTAATGGTCTCGGAAACATCCTAATGAACATTGAGAAGTTTGACCGTGAACTTCCTACTCGAACCATTAGAGATTTGACTCAGTTACATGTACCGACGATTTTGGAAAAAGATAATATGACATTAGAACAAATACAACATAAAGAAAAGTTGAAGAAAGATCTAGGACTTGTTAATTGTGTATAGTTGGCATATTATGTTTTAGCCAAGTCATAAATTCATAGCGGTCTTCAAATTGTAAGATTTGCCAGTCAGGATCACTAAAACAATTAAATACATCGATAGGGTTATCTGATGTAATATCCCAAAAGTTGTTTGCTTGTAGCATGTCGATTAGAGTCCAATGCCCATTTGGTATTTTTGTTAATAAGCCCAGTGCGGATGTATACAATCCAGACAATACTATTATTTTTTTTGTATCAATTTTCGTTATACTGACAGTGTTTTCTGACAACTCGAAGTTTTGTCGCGTCTTTGGAATCATTATTTTCATATGTTACACCTCCATAACGTAAAATACTTGCTATGCCTTTATTTGATTATGGCAAAATTCATCAAATTCTTGAAGTGAATCAAATTGAATGACGTTTGATAAAGCGAATCGATATCTTGATTGCAAACATTTAGTAATTACTTGATATATATTTTCATCAGCATAATAAATATCGTTTGTTCTTTCGCTACGGAAGAAACCACCCTTATGCAATCTTATTAACATAAATACTTCCTTACTATATGTATAATATAATATTATTGGCTTGTTTTCCAAGTCAATTTCCATGATTGGTAGTATGCCATCTGGTCCTAACTTCAATTCTTTCATAATACTCCATTAACTTACGATTATAAATACATTTTGGCTAAACGAGGTAACCCAAATATGGGAAGAAAAACACGAGAATTAGATTACGAACTTATTAAAAGACTTGCTTCCTTGCAATGTACTGAAAAAGAAATAGCGGCCACTATAGATGCCGACTATAGTTGGTTGTCAGCACGCAAAGGCAAAGATGAATTGCTACAGCAAGCTCTGGAAGATGGCTACGAAGTCGGTAAGACCAGTCTACGCCACAAGCAATGGGAAATAGCCAATAGCGGTAACGTAACGATGTGCATTTGGCTAGGTAAACAGTATCTCAAGCAAAGCGATCACAATACCATTTCTGGAGACAAGGAAGCCCCCCTAGAAGTTAAGATAGACTATAGCAAGTTGAGCATAGATGAACTCAAAACAATTGACGGAATATTCGAAAAAGTTCGAACCAGCAAAGATCCAACAGGAATTAGCTAGGCGGTCGTTACTGTACTTTACTAAGTACACCGAACCGACCTACAACGTGAACTGGCATCACGAAATTATATGCAAATATCTTGAACGCTGGGCATTTGGCGACTTAAAACGTCTCATGATTTTCATGCCGCCAGGTAGCGGAAAGAGCGAACTAGTATCCCGTAGATTACCAGCTTGGATATTTGGACATAATCCTGACGTTGGTATTATGGCTACGTCATATGCAGCTTCTCTAGCATCCGATATGAATATTGACGTACAGCGCATCATGGATAGCGAACGCTACCGTGAAATATTTCCAGACTCTGTCTTATCAGGTAGAAATAGCCGAAATAGTTTAGTTGGGTCGTCAGCTGCTAGAAATCGAGATGTCTTCGAAATAATAGGTCATAAAGGTTACTATAAGTGCGCTGGTGTTGGTGGGTCTATTACAGGTAAGAGATTCTACTACGGTATCATAGATGATCCCATGCGAGGACGACATGACGCAGAATCCGAAACCATTAGGAATACCACGTACAATTGGTATATCAACGATTTTTATACACGACGTCTTAATTTAGATGCCCGGATATTAATTACGTTGACTCGTTGGCATTCCGATGACTTAGTTGGTCGTCTCTTATCTTTAGCAGCTTCAAATCCAGCAGCTGAACAATGGACTATCCTAAAGTTTCCTATGATCGCAGAGGATCCATTAGAGCCTGAGGATCCAAGAAAAGTTGGGGAGTCTCTATGGCCTTGGCGATTTGGTACAGCAACTGATCTAGAAGCCACGAAAATCAGTGCTGGCTCTTATACGTGGTCGTCCCTATATCAACAGAGACCGGCTCCAGCTGGCGGTCTTATATTTAACCGGGGCTGGTGGGGAGACTCCTTAGCCACAACGGGCCGAAATCAGTTCTATAAACAGAATCCACAAGACATTGAAAAACTTATGGATATTGTAATACAGTCTTGGGATGCTACTTTCAAAGATAATGCAAATACCGATTTTGTTGTCGGACAAGTATGGGGCAAGAAGGGAGCTGACTTCTATCTCTTGGATCAAGTACGAGCCCGTATGGATATCATTGCTACTATGCAAGCTATCCAGACATTGAGCGGTAAATGGAAATTATCTTCTGCAAAACTCATAGAAGATAAGGCTAATGGTCCTGGTATTATCACTATGCTCAAACACCAGATACCTGGTATTATACCCGTAGAACCACAGGGCGGTAAAGTTGTTAGAGCACAAGCTATCACTCCATATATTGAAGCCGGTAACGTATGGATACCGATGCCTATTAATGCTCCTTGGATACACGATGCGCTTGAAGAAATTGCTGCGTTCCCGACGGGTCGGTACGACGACGTTGTAGACTCTCTTACGCAAGCATTATTTTATTTATCTAATACTCATAGATCTGCATTATTACCTAAAATGCCCAGGCACGCTATACGTGTTGGTGGCGGCTGGACTGGCTAATATATAGAAGCACGAGCATTACGTAGTGCTTCTAGAAGTTCCGTAATTATATTAGCATTTGTTAGGTTTATAGTTTCGCATAAGTCCATAATATCCTGTGGTGTCTCACATACATAGATAATGGGATTGGATTGTAGCCAACTGTTCCAACTTTTAGTGACGAACTTTAGTAAGTTACCATTATGGTAATCGTTGTGATTCCATAGGTATAATTTATCATCTGTTATTTTCCCACCATACCAATTTAATGCATAGCCGCGAATACGGGATGTATCCATGATTCGGTAACATAGGTAACTAACTGCCCGCCCATATTTGTACTATACATAGTTGCTACTATAAGATTCTTTTGAATGTCGGATTCGGTTAGTTCGGGTACTACATTGCCTGGATTTCGATCAATAATAATCATTACTTCACCTCGGAAAGACTTCTTTAGCGCGTTCTCGTAACATTTCTAGCAATTTTGTATTTACTTCCTGTAAGTTATACTTGATTTCGATAAATGCCACGTCAAATATATCTTCGAGTACATAGAATACAACCTTTCCATTGCATGAATTATAATCATCGATTAATAAATTTATTAAACTTGTACTCATGCAGTGAATTGTTATGCTCGGAGTTCTATTAATAGACCACACACTATTTAAGTCACAACCAAACCATGTAAACTTATTATTATGTTTTATTGCCATGAATAGGTTAGATTCCTTGAATACTGACAATATTATCTTGGTATTGATGTCCTTTTCAACTATTGGTGGTATCTGTTTAGCCGGATTGTAATCAATGATTATCATGGAAGACCTCCTCTGCGTTTGCTACGATTATTTCCCTGAAAGTATCAGTTAATTTTCTACTTAAATCATTGATTATGGAATATACCTCATTTATATTTTCGCATACGTATATTTTAATAATATTATCTCCATTATATTCATTTGTTTCCCAACGACTCCAGCATCTAATTAGAAACGTAATTAGATTAGTATTTGCTCTCCATCCCCATATGCTACCTTCTTCGCCGTATCGAATATCTCGGCCAAACCAGTTCAACCATAAAGTGTTGCCGTCTTTCTGTTTTGTTAAAAACGCAACATGGTATGGTAGTTCTAATATTATAAATGATTTATACATATGTTTTTCTGTAATATTTGGAATTGTTTTGTATGGTGGCTTGTCTATAATAATCATTTGAAGACCTCCTTTGCCTTATTAATGAATTTAAGTTTAAATATATCACTTTTTATATATTTATTGGCTACTGTCTCGACTTCCGTGGTATTTTCACAGACATACATTATAATAGAATAATTATCTGACCACCTTGTCCAACATTTAGATAAGAATTCTATCAAACTATGATCTGATTCCCAATTCCAAGGATACCCGGTTTCCATATCATTATTTGCATGACCGCCATACCAATTCAATGTTATCTTATTATCAGGTGATATCGTATAATATACAAATGCTGCTTCTATTATACCAAGTGTATATATTACAGCAATTATTATAGAATTCTTAATATCTTTTTCTGATATGTTCGGTATTTCGTGAGCTGGATTAGCAATTATCATTCTCATAAAAATGTAATATAGCTATCTGTATTTATAGGTTTTGGTATTCGGTTGGTAGCCAATTCGGAATACGGTCTTTAATAATCTGGAATATATCTTGTATTCCTTCAATGAGATAGAATTCAGTAGCTGGATACATACTAACTATATGAGCTACGAAAAGTTCAAATGTTGTGTTTTCCCATGTTTTCGTGAATTTATTTGATCCATGATGTTGTTCTAATACTTCAACATGCCCGGTAGACGATAACGTTATTAATTGATACCATGTATTGTTGACAATGGTCATTATCATGTAATGTCCTGAAAGGCACCGTTTCTTGGCTTCTTCGATCGTTATTTGGTCACCCACAATTCGCGGCAATGTACTATGATCACTTACTTTAATTTCCTTCAATGTAATCATCTCCGTGGTTTTATTTTCAAATTTTCTATATTTATCTCAATGCTATCGCCGTCAGTTAGCGTAACTGTAGCATACCAGTCTGTTATTTTAATTTCTTGGAAGTATGCCTTACGCTTGCCAAATTCGATGGTATATTGTTTTCTACCCTTTTCGATAGTAACGATTTTACGCAATTCCTTAACAATACCTTCGATGCCACTAGGGAAAAATTTGTTACCTGAACTACACCCATGCATTACGGGTATACCAATCTGGCATTCAGAATGTTTCATTACCATATTCTCCTAATAGTAATACTGTACGATGGATTTGGTATTGATTCTAGATGTATTCGTAACGGATAATAACTATCATAATGCATAAATCAGTCTCCTATACGATATAATAATGAGCGGATATACTTATTGTAGTTAAATCGCCTGATTCAATACCTAGTTGATCAGCGATATATTTTTGCAATTTCCCTAGACCATATATATTAGCGATGTACGCTCGGCCAATATCATGAGATCTAAAAATTGCTGTAGTATACAATTTATCTTGCCTTATTAGGAAATCTAACATAATTAAACATGGCGAATGTTCTGCTACAATATCTATATCTGGATACCAAGTGATTGCTACACACCTTCGGCTTGTTGGCTGTCTTTTGAGCTTACCGATGATTATTTCTATTTGGTCCCATTCAATAACGGATAAACAGTCTTCTGGATCATCGAATATGCATTCATGGGCTCGTAATCGATTACCATACGTGTAATCAAAGCCAGTATTTTCAGGATTCATAAGTTGCTCGGCGTATAAATCAAGAGCTGCTATATCCCATCCACTACCTTTAACTGGATATCCTTCTAATGGATATTTAATGGTCAAACTTAGATTAAGTAATTCACGGATAAGTTGACCATCTTCTGTTATAATATTATTGCCATAGTGTTCTATTTGACCTAAGGCATAATGCCAGGCATCCGACGGATTACGAAAAGATGGCATTAATATGACCTCCCGCAGCATGGACATCGGCATCTTCTAGGACAATAGCCACCATCGTAATCAGAACCAACCCAGGTATGATCGGTTCCTTTATTGCCTTGAGTTGCACTAGATTCGATTTCTAACTGAGTTACTAAATATTTATGAACGTGATCATTTTCATTATGTATATATACTTGGCTATCGGTAATTATTGGAAATCTTATATCATCTATTTTCGTAAACGTTCCTTTTAACGGACTTGGTTTTACCGTGAGCCAAATAGCATGTTTCATCTTATCATCAAGTTCGTTAGCCTTATCTATATTATATAAATTATAATCCAGTAATACGTTAGCATTGAATCTAGTATGTTCTAATACATTATCATTTAAGTTGATATTAGAATTTAATTCGCAAACACAAAGGATTTTTTCTTCCTTAATTTCTTCATTAGTCGGCCACCTATCAAAAATCCAGTGATCATTCTGCCACCGTTGGATGACTGGTATTCCCATATTTGGAGTTATATAAAATCGTAGCATTATCACTGCCAGCCATTTACACTGTATGTTGTATGAATCCGTTGTGATACATTTCTTACCAAATTATCAAAATCTATTGCGATCGTTCTGGTTCGTTGGACATATCTTGTTATCTTGGTCACGCAAACCGGATATACGTGGCCATCTGCGAATATCACGTTACAAAATGCATATCTATAATTTTCGTCCTTAAAACATTGTCCCGCAATTCCGGTAGCATTCCGACCAAAATGATCCTCTATCCGTATTGGCATTCCTGGTTTAATTTCTCGGGCTCTCATAGTATTACTCCATTATTTTTCTGTATCTGATTCCAAGTTGCTATTAATTCATTCTTGAAATCATTTTGCACATTAAACATATTTAATATGTAATCAAAATCTTTATTATTTTCAACTACAAAGTATTTTAATCGACATTCAGTTTGATCGCGCCACTCTTTTATCATAAGTTCTATAATAGATTTATTATTTCTATTAAACGAATCTTGCCATTCACAAATATAGTTTTGACTCCGTTTTATGTCACAACCCCGTTCATATATCAAGTTATCTTCCTTTAGTAGGTAGCTGACAAAATGACACCCACTGCTGTTTACCGAAGAAATAATCAATTTCCGGTTTATGTCCTGCTCACAAATATCCGGAATAACTTGAGCTGGATCTTTATTTATGATTATCATGTAAGGTAATTACATTATTAGTGTATTTAAAGGTTTTGGTAGAAAACTTCTATGAAAATTTAATTGATTTTAAGCTCTAAGACAATCAATTAATTATATAATAGTATAGTAAAATACTTGCTATCGCGAGATAAGACGTGCTTAAAAGGATGTTAGAACGGTATTACTTATTGTATTACTTATTTATTTACCACAAATCCTTTTCATCTTCCCAAGCTTCGATTGCTTCTTTCAGATCTTTCCCTACATAATAAGCATCGTGCTCATGCTCAAAGTCCATCATGGCAACCCAATAATACTTTTCATGGTATAGTAGCAAACGGATTACTACAGACCGAAATGGATTTGCCGCCTCAATTATCTTTGCCCGAAATAAAGGAAAAGATAACTGTTTGTTCTGGATCATTTGTCTCATTTACTCGACTTCCAATGAAAATGTATCTCCGACGTACAATTCTGTATGTTCTTCAAATCCAATTCTGCCCGAATAGAATCCAGTAATTTCTATAGGTTTATGTAGATGTTCTGATAGTATTTTATTCAATTCATTTAAAGGTATTTTGGTCATCTAGGCCACCTCTTCGTTGTCGATGCATTGATCCATTTCGACCCAGTTCTCTAAGCCATGTTTGGCCATCTCTTCAACGGCTTCCGCAGCCGTTTTAAAGTTTTCTCCATTGACCCAGAATAACCCGTTCGCAGGGCTGTAACCGGCCCAGTTATGTTCGGACTCAATCTTCTGGTTTTGAAAACTGATTACGCGGCTCTGTGTAAGTTTTTGGGCGATTTCATCTACCGCATCTGGATAGACATCTACCATCAAATGCCCT